GAACACGAACACGAACACGAACACGAACACGAACACGAACACGAACACGAACACGAACACGAACATGAAGACGCACTGTGTCGAACTTGTCAGGTTGCCGATGGATGTCGTGGACCTCATCTTGGCCTACGACGGCAGCATCAAGAATCGGCGGGGGCGCTACTGCAACCAACTGCGGCGCGACGATCCCCGGTACCGAATGGTGAACGAGATATGTCGTCCCATGATTTCATGGCTGCCTATTTATGGCGGGGGGCACGTGTTTCTCAATCTTTCCAAACTAATCGTGATGGTGGAGTTCATTCGCATTCCCGATATCCCCGATACACATACGATATCCTACAACATCCGCTCCCGGAAAACCGGTCGGCCCGATCAACACCATGCCCTTGTTTGATTTGATTTGATTCGGCATCCAATCAAACTACTGTTTCGGCCCTAATCCAACCCTAATCCAAAAAAATCAACGGGTGTACTTTCCCGTACGCGCAAACGCATCGACAATATAAATGACAAAAATGCCCAACAAAGAATACAAAATAAACTCTTCCGTTACATTGTTCGTTTTTTCCTGTTTCATCTCTTCGAGCAAATAGGTAATGTACGCGAGACGGTCCATCAGTTTGGGGTCGCCGCTTACGCCGCTTACGACCGTATTCCGAGCATTCGCCAGAGCCGAAGACGGTTCGTAACTTTGCCGGTAATTGCTTAAATACGCCGTCGGCTGGGGGTTGGGGGCAAAGACGGCGGGGGTTGGGGCCATCATCCGCGGAAGCAGCGGTTTCATGTCGAGGTCACCGCCAGGGTTGCTCTGCTTACCAGGAGAATCGCCGGTGCCACGTTTAGCGTTTTCCACGGGGGACAGCGGCTTGAAATCGGCTAAAGCTTGGCCGGCGTCGTCGGCATTGAACGCCGTAATCTTGTTCACCAGTTCCGTCACCCGACTCTGAGTTCGATTTTGGTCCTGGTCCTGGTCCCGGTCCCCTAAGTCGTCTTTGGCGACAAGGTTGCTTCCGGGAAGATCCGTATAGTACGCTTTCACCTCCTCTTCTTGGTCGTGGGACAACCCGGACCCCGGCAAGCGTCCTGCATTCGGCATCGGGGGAAGAGACACAGTCGGTTTTTTCATGGTAGCCATGCGTTTACGGTTCGTCGTTGTCGGATCATCGTTGATCCAAGGAGACGCGGATGCAATCAATGACATGGGATATCTATGGATATCTACGGATATCTATCTATTCGGACGGATCCTCTACTACTATTTGCGGATATTTGTCTGTGTCCGACGTGGACGCCCCCTACAACACCGTGTGAATGAAAAACTCCAGTTTCGAGAAATTCTTTCGCACACGTGATTCGTTGCCAGCGTCAGCGTCAGCGTCAGCGTCAGCGGTGCAGAGGGGCGAAGATCCATTGAAGGTCGGGGGCGGGGGCGGGGTAGCCCGCGAAGCGGGCAATTGCTGCGCTGTCAGGGGCACCTCTAAATCCAAACCCAACCTCGGATCTGGGGTACAGGAAGCACGTTGGGCCCAGCGGTGCAAAAAGTAGCAGGGACCATGGGTGTTGGTTTTGACTAAATCCGGACGATGACCAATGCCCAAGGCTATCGCGATCCATGCAATACCAGTATGCATGTTTTGACCAATCAATGACCTCGAGATCGAGACGATGACACAACACACACCAGCGTTTATGTATTTTTATATTTTATGTTTTTATGGTTTTTATGTACGTGTAAACATATAGCATCAGAAGCATTATATAGCATCAGAACCATTGGGACATTATAAAATCGTTGCCCATGCGTAGCACCTTATGGGACATACCTCAACGTTGGATGTTGAACCTCCACACCAACGTGCAAAATCTGAACAACTCCAAACTGTTTGCCGGGTTGGTGGTGGTGACGCTAAACATTGCCAGCAAATTCGTCAACTTCCGCCTCAGCAAAACGGTGGAAGCCTACCTAAAGCATACCTTTAGCCGTGATGTGCTCGTTTTTTGTATCGTATGGATGGGAAGTCGTGAAATATACATTGCTGCGTTGGTCACCCTTTTCTTCGTGATCTTTATGGATTTTCTCTTCAACGAAGAGTCGTCCTACTGCATCTTGCCTAAGAGCGTCACAACTTACCATGTCTCCCTGTTACAGGAGAATCTTGCTAACAACGATTCAAGTGCCAATGCCAATGCCAATGCCAATGCCAATACCAATGCCAATACCAATACCAATGCCAATACCAATGCCAATGCCAATACCAATACCAATACCAATGCCAATGCCAATGCCAACGCGGGAAATTCAGGGGATGTGGGCCTGGGGCGGCCCGCTTCGACCGTTGCTACTCCTACTCCACTTGCGATGACCACCGGGGGAGACGGGTATCGCCCCATCCAGTGGGAATAGTGACCTGAACCCGAACCCGAACCCGAACCAGGTTCGGGTTGCTTCGCCGCTTCGCTTATCCTGGTTCGGGTTGCTTCGCTTATCCGGGTCGAATTTCTATGAAAGGAAGATTCGGTCAGTTCTTTTCACAGAATATTACATGAAGATGACATCGAGAACGATCGCAGGAGGAGCGCCTCCGCCGGTATCGAATGTGATTGAGCATTGGAAAACCGAAACCATACGAATCGTGCTCGACACGAACATTGCACCGACGTCCATCGTCCTGACGCACAGCATGTTGAAGACGAAACCCAAAGAGCAGACGTCTGAGAAAGCATCAGCATCGGTACCTGCGGTACCTGCGGTACCTGCGGTACCTGCGGTACCGAAAGAGGATACTCCCCCCTCTACCACGGAGCACCCTTATATTTCGTTCCGCGTCAAATACGATAAAAAGCGGCTAATGTCCAACTACACCAAGTATGACGACATTCTGAATCTCTTTTTCAATCAGGATGCATTCAACAAAGAATTCGCCGTCAAGGACCACTACCATACGGAGATTTCGATCGACCCGGCGGTGTCTCCCGAACAAATACGCGATTGCATCGACCACAATGTCCGTGTAACAATCCGGATGCTGCTTTCCACCCCCCAATACGAAGAATCGTTTAAAAATTACATCAAAGATGTGCCGGAAACCGTATTTTCACTGAAAGACGCCATTCCACAGGCGTTTAAATCGGCGTCCGATACCCCCGCCATCCTCACCATCAGCGACCGCACTTACCAGATTGAACGCGCCGTCTGGCTCAACGACGTGGTGAATCATCCCCTGTACCGACAACAGCTTCTCAACAGGTACAAAGCCTTCACGACGTGGCGCGACAAACAAACCAAAGTAAATGTTCGATCTATTAACGACACCGCGAGAAACATCAAGATGCGTATTTTAAAATTGCGTCTCGATAAAAAAACAGAAACCGAGTTGCAAAAATATATTAAAAACGATTCCGACATCTTCACGAAAATGAAGGCCCAGTACAACGAATGGGCAACGACCCAGAATCTGGGCGATATTCAGGCCAACCCAGGCGATATTCAGGCCAAAGAAGATGTCATTCGGTGCCTGGATATATTGAGCTCCACCACGGACACGTTGAAACGCGCCTACTACATCTATACCATGAATTCTTTGATATTAAACCCTGTTTTTACTACATTGCTTCAAAATAAGCCATTTTTCAGGGAAACTCTGGAAAAAATGATCAGCATCATCGATACAAATTATACAGATACCCTGAAAACTAAATATACTAATCCTCTCGCCGAGCAGATATATAAAGGAAGAAGAAAAAACACCGACGATGATTACGACCGTAAAACCAGCGATAAAAATAAGTACATCAAGCAATTGATATCTACCATCGCAAAACTTTATACGGATTTCCATACGCCTCTGTTCGACCCTAACCAACGCGACAATACCGATAAACTGATTCAAAACATAGAAGACCTCATGAATATGATCCAAAACAACTCCAACTTTAGAGTCATTCTTCCACGCGAACTTACTACTACCACAGAGTCGCTGCATCAGTTGGCACAAAAATACGTGATTATGGTCAAAATCCAGGACAAGTATTACAAAGACGCCGTGCGGGTGAACTTTGACGACGACGACGAGGACATGAACAAAGCGTTCAAAAACAATGTTTCTAACCGACCGTATCTGAAATACGGCGAAACGTTACGCAAACTATGTCTTCCTTACCGTGAATCGAGCAACGTCAAGTTTCAAGAAATGATCACTGATTATGTGAAGGCTTCCACGACGGCACTGGAACAATACATTGAAACTGTACTGAAAGTCATGAACCAGTCTTCGTTTCCGGATTCCATTGCATGGCCAGACAAGGTCGGAAACCGGTACTTGGAAAAGGGGGAAAGGGGACAAAATTCGTTGTCGCTGCTTTACACCGGGATCAGTATGTTCCCGGAAGACCTGGACGAAGCATCCGAGCCGGGATCGAAGCCGGCCGTCAACTACGAAATTTACGTCATGGTGGACTTGTTTGCTGAAAGTGGCCAGGGTCGCGATCGCGTGCCGGGAACCGTATCCGGATCTTGTGAATACCGCGGCAACGTTCTGGGGGACATGTTCCTCCGCCTCATCAGCGCCAAAAAAGTCAACCGATGGGACGTTTTTTCACAACGAACCATGGCACTTCCCTTCCAGACACAAACTACCACGAAACAAACGCCGACTGAAACGGATGCAGCAGAATATAAACGTACCACGAAAAAAGGGGGGCGACGACGACAATCACGTAAACGTGCCACACGCAGGCAAACTCGTGGATACAAATACGGATATAGATAGATAGATAGATACAAATGAATCGTCGTTTCAGAATAAAAACCGTGCACGTACCATTACCATGTGATTTTGTATTGTATATCACACGGTACAAACCCAAAAACCCAAAAAAAAGTATTTTCTCAACCAACATTACCAATCTCGATTATTTCTTGGGGTGGAATACCGCCTTGCCACTCTTAAATACCCCAACTTCGTCTCCTACGTCACCGTCAAACCCAATACTGTAAATGGTGCCGTTCTGTTCGTCGTTGGTATAGTACTTCTTGCCTTTGATCACTACCTCACTCACCTCTTCCTCTTCTTCCTCCTCTTCCACTTCTTCCACCTCTTCCACTTCTTCCACCTCTTCCACTTCTTCCACTTCTTCCACTTCTTCCACTTCTTCCACCTCTTCCACCTCTTCCACCTCTTCCACCTCTTCCACCTCTTCCACTTCTTCCACTTCTTCCACCTCTTCTTCTTCGGCTTCTTCAACTTCTTCCACTTCTTCTTCTTCGGCTTCTTCCACTTCTTCTTCTTCTTCTTCTTCTTCTTCTTCTTCTTCTTCTTCTTCTTCTTCTTCTTCTTCTTCTTCTTCGGCTTCAGCTTCGGCTTCGGCTTCGGCTTCGGCTTCGGCTTCGGCTTCTTCGTCGGCTTCATCTTCGGCTTCTTCGTCGACACAACTTTCGATCACTTCATATACAATGTTTGGTGTGGGGTGTGTCGGTGTCGTCACGACCTCTTGGGGTACCGAAGGAGCTGGTGCGGGTGCTTCGCCTGCGGTCGCGGCGGTCGGCTCTACTTTCACCGTGACAGCGGCCGGTTCTTCTTCACCGCAAACCGAATCATCACCCGTTAAATCAATGATTGTCGTCGTAGAAGTCGACTTCGTCGCGACAGCGGCAGCAGCACGTTTTCTGAGTTTAGGTACTGCTGCTGCTGTTGCTGCACACTTTTTGGATCCGGTGGCTCCTTCATGGAACCGGACCAATAACCCCGTCAAGGCTTCAATCGTCCGTTTGTATTCCGCGCACCGTTTCTCCAATTTCCGGTTGGCCTGTTGCAGCGCCACCACCACCGGCAACTGCAACACCGCATCGTACGTTTCCTTATGGAGTTGGAGTTGGACAGAAGAAGAAGATACCATGGTCGGTCAAAGTAAATATCTATGACAAGTGTGTCCTTGCCGTATGCTTGGTATATGGTTCAGATCAATTTTTTATGTCATTGGCGGCCGGAGCGGTCAACCCAAAGTGCTCCATTAGAATATTGTTTTTGCTCGTTCCCGCCTTGCTCTCGCTCTGCCGTTTGGCCTTGTACACGCCCCCGCCCACATGCGTGGTATGCGACGCCTCCTCCTTCGTTCCTTCCCCCCGTCCTTTCGCCGAGCCGTACACCTTGAACCCCTGCCCCGTCTCGTACAAACTCGTGATGACTTCCTCGGTCTCCTCGTGCAATTCCGGCAACGTCCGGGTCATCGGCTTGTCGATCACGTACAATACATGGTTCGATTGTAACATGGCGCGGTATTCGTCAATCGACAAGTTGCCGCAGTACCGTTCGAGCATGTAGTAAGGATTCGGTGCCGGCTTGATGTTTTTCTTGTACCCAAACACTTTGCCGTACATTTGGTTGAGCAAATGGTAGCGCTCGAACTTCGTCGAATCGTCCAAACTCTCCTTCATCAGGTGTCCGACCGCGCATTCCGGGCGGCAAAACACGCCGTACCCGTGGACTTGGCCGTTCATGTTGTAAAAGGGGATGTGACACTCGGGGGTATCAAACGGGTAGGTGCACCAAAAACACGCCGATTTCTTGTCCGTGACAGGAATGTTTTTGAACAGCAACGTCTTCAGTTTCTTCAATTTGTGGTGGAGGGCCGAGATAGTGGAAGACGCGGGTATGAACGGAGGCGAGGGCGCTTCTTCGCGAGACTCTTCCCGCAAACAGCGTTCACACATCGGCGGACGGTTATTCTTGGTATTGGTATTGATATTGAGCACATCCATATTGTACGCCGCGTCTTGCAGCGGTTCGGCGGCGTCGACCCGTACTGCCCGCAGGTCCGACTTTTCCGTGTTGTACGCACAAATGGTGGGGGGCACGGCCGGGTCGTACGTCAGCGACGTCCGCAGGTGCTGCTTGCTGTCCTCCAAGTCCTTCAAAGAACACTTTAGATGCAAGATGATGTTGGCAATGGTGGTCGGAACCGTCGGCGCAGAATCGGTGGTGGCCACGGCCATAGAATGCGTATAGGATGTGGATGACGATGACGATGACGACGATGACAGTTCAGAAGAGTGTGAAGAAGCCACCTTGCGTCGACGCGCGGGAGCCTTTACCTTGATGGCCACCAAGGGGGGTGAACCCGATTCCACAGACGACTGCGGGCCTTCCGGCACCGTTCCTCCTACAAACCCAGGTTCCACGGACGGCGGGTTGTCATTGTGCGCTGTAACCACAAAAGCCTCCTCGGACGTCGAGGCCGAAGTAGTCGCAGTCGTCGCATGATCCAACATCGGACGCTTCTTGCTCTTGGTCATTGTTTGTATCGGAGATGGATGTGTTGATCTATGTCATTGGCAAAGGTTTATACTGTTTACGAACCCAGGAACCGCCTGGTTCGAGTTCTATGAGTTCTATGAAAACCATAGAACCATAGAAGGGGTGGTCTTCGCAAAGTTTCATATACATGGTTCTTTGGATTGGAAGGAGGTAGTGGCCAGGAACCACCTACGGTGAGGAGAACATTAGAACATTAGAACATTAGAACATTAGAACATTAGAACATTAGAAGGGGTCCTAATGGGGGTAGGTATATGGCCATCAGCAAGAATTTACATAAACAATCTATGCGAGAAGAAGAATACAAAGAAGAAGACGGTCCACGCATTCTAATCTAATCTAATCTATTCTATTCTATGCAAGCGTCGGCAGCACCAGCACCAGCACCGCCCCCCCCCGCGGCGTCTTCCACCCCGTGGGTAGAGAAATACCGTCCGTCGCGGTTCCACGACATTGTATTGGACCCTCTGAACCGCGACATTTTCCAGCAGATGCTTACCAAGGACTATTTCCCGCATCTCCTGTTTTACGGTCCCCCCGGGACGGGCAAGACGACGAGTATCATCAACCTCATCAACGAGTATCAAACCCGTCACAGCGTGCGCAGCCGGAGCACCATCATCCACCTCAACGCGTCCGACGAGCGCGGCATCGACGTCATCCGCAACCAAATCTACCAGTTTGCCAAGACAATGAACATGTTCGACGCCGGTCTCAAGTTTGTCATTTTGGACGAAGTAGATTACATGACCAAAAACGCGCAGCAAGCCCTGAAATACATCCTGCAGACGTCCAACTACAATGTGCGTTTCTGTCTCGTGTGCAACTACATTACCAAGATCGACGAGTCCCTGAAGAACGAATTCATCTGCATCCGGTTCAACCAGTTGCCGCGCGAAGACGTACACCGTTTTTTGCGCAAGATCAGCGACAACGAACCCGCGTTGGGGGGGAAGGTCACCGACGAGACTCTCTACGCCATCCAGGACACATACCATTCCGACATTCGCAGTATGATCAACTTCATCCAGTTGCACCAACACACCATCGTGGCCAACGACGTGGCCATCCTGGGCGACTCGGCGCTCAAAGACATCCGCGCGATGCTGTGCAACGCCCCCCCGTCGTCGTTGGACGCGTTTTTGGCGTCGATGCAACGCTACTGCATTCAATACAACACCGACAAGGCCTCCATCGTCGAAAAATGGCTAAACTACATGGTGCGCCACCACATTGACGAGCTGCTTGCCGACGACAAGCTGGCCCGCATGGGGGTGGTCCTCCACGCGCCCCACATCCCCGTCGACCACGTATTGGAATACATATACCACGTGTTTGCCCCCAGCCCCCCCATTCCGGTGAAAAATTGATATAAAGACGGAGGGTGGGTTTGACACAATTGGTGTATATCTATTTGCCGCGCTACCCCGTAAGCATGACGTCATTGGACCAAGAATGGTTGTCTTACGTATGTTCCCACCGGATGGGAAAGGAATTCTCGGGTGGTGCCATCGTGGTGGGCGGCGTCGAGGGAGTGGCCAATGCGAACGTGTCCGGTGATCATGAAAAAGTTGATAGTAATGAAAAAGAGAAAGAAGATAAAGAGAAAGATAAAAAGAAGGCGGCTCCGTTCCTTTCGACTACGCCGAAGACATCGACGCCGACGTCGACGACCGCACCGTCCCCGATTGAACTGATTATTTCGACCAAAACCAAGGTCCTGTTTTTGAACCAGCCCATCGACATTCACGCTCTCTTTTGGCGCATCCCCGTCACGGACTACTGGATGCCGGTGACGGGAGTACTCAAGAAACAGATCAAAATAGTGTCTAAAACCCCGGAAGAGTACCAACAGTACCGCGAACGTCTCGTCGGCATCCGTTACTACAAAGAACACGTCATCAAGCAAATCGACAACCCGACGGCACGCAGCATCAAGTTCAAGGACGAGCGTAAACTCACGGTCGGCCTGTCGCGCAAAGATATCATGGCGTACCGTATCAAATTGAAGAATGCGTTCTACAACTGCTTTGCGCTCGTGCTACGTGTGATGTTGGAAGAAGACAGCAAGGAAGTCGATACCCGGTTCAGGGAAGTGCACGTCAAGGTCTTCAACACCGGCAAGATGGAAATACCAGGTATTGTGGATTACCGCATTTTGAACGCGGTCAAAACCGCGATCATGGACCTGCTGCGTCCCATGCTCGATGCGGCCGTTTTGCCCCGTCCCCTGGAGTTTATCGAAAATTCCCACGAAGACCACGTCCTGATCAATTCCAACTTCAACTGCGGCTACTACATTCACCGTGAAAAGTTGTACGTCATCCTGAAAAACGAGCCGTACCACATCGATTCGTCGTACGATCCGTGCACATACCCCGGTGTCAAGTGCAAGTTCTATTTCAACCACGACCTGGGGTTTGACCGCGAACGCCAAAACGGCCGCATTTTACGGGAAGACAGGTCCATGAAAATGTGTGAACTCGATACGAGCAAAAAGTACACCGAAGTGTCGTTTATGATTTTCCGCACAGGCAGCGGACTCATCGTCGGCAACTGCACAGAAAAAGTGTTGCGTTTCGTGTTCGAGTTCATCAAGGACATTTTGGTACGCGAACAAGCCCATATCTGCATCGCCAACGAAATCCCCGTGGTCAAACCTAAAACCACGGCCATCCGCCCCCGCCACGTTTGGTTCGACGCATAACGCAGCAATTGGGTAGCCCCCGGAGGGGGCAATTGCTGCGCTGTACCGGCGTTACTTTAGCCAAATGCCGCGATCGATCGAAACGGTGTCCACCACCATACCGGTATAAAGACGAACCCTTTTTTATTGAAAACGATGAGTTCCTTCACGCAACCGCCGACTTCTCAACGCCCCGCTACTGCTGCTTCTGCTGCCCCTCGCGCTTTGACCGCGCCCCCGACCACCTCTACGTCTGCTCCTTCTGCCGGGGCTTCTTCCGTTCCTTCTGGTACGGGCGGTGCTGCCCCCGCACGAACGGCCCGTCTCCCGGACGCAATCACGATGCAAAACGCCGTCAAACTCGCCATTTCGGAGGACAAGCCCATCATGATGGACTATTGGGTCAACTCCCTCGAGCAGACGGTGATGATCGGGGTCAAAAATGTGCCCGGCCAGGAACAGGAGCGCCTCCTTGTGAAGAACGAGGAAGAATATACCAGCCCGATTGCCAAGATTTTCAAGTCTGCGGGAGACTACATCATCATGACGGAGAACTCCATCTATGTGGTGGACAACCAGATCAAAATCCTTAAAATCACATAATTTTTGGAATTTGTGCCAAAAACCCGTTCACATTGTTACCAAAAGCATCCGTTGGTAACAATACCGCACAAGCAGTGTTTTCGTGGTTCTATGACATAACCGCTACACTATATCCATAAGCAGACATTACAGAAATTCCTAATCCGGACCAAGTGAGTCCATCCGTAGAATATGCGAGAGTATTTCTTAAATATCCCGCCGCGACCCATATATTTTGGGTATAACTGTACGCTGCACTATATCCACCGGAAAAAAGATATTTTCCTGTTCCGGTCCAGCGGATCCCATCCACAGAATACGCGGTAGTGTTACTAAGAGTTGACCCAGTTCCCACACCGACCCATAGATTTTGGAAAGAACTATACGCTGCCCCATATCCATCCGAACTAAATACAGTATTTCCTCTTCCAGTCCAGGTGATTCCATCCGTAGAGGTTGCAATCGTATTTGCGGTTCCATTTCCCATGGCGACCCATAGACTTTGGGTAGGATTGTACGTTACCCCCCATCCATAACCACTAAATATTGTTTTTCCTCTTCCGGTCCAGTTGACTCCATCCGTTGAAGTAGCGATAGTGTTCCCTGATTGTCCCACCGCGACCCACATATTGTTGCCATACGCGACGCCCTGACCAAACATGGAAAATACAGTAGTTCCTGTTCCAGTCCAGTTAATTGCATTCGTAGAATATGCGAGACTGTTTCCTCCATATCCCCCAGCGACCCATAGAGGATTGCCGTTTGGATCTTTGCCATACCCGACACTGTATCCATAAAAAGAAAACACTTTTCCTGTTCCAGTCCAGGTGACCCCGTTTGTAGAATATGCGAGTGTGTTTCCTCCTGCACCCCCCATGACCCATATACCTTCTGTAGAACTGTACGTCACAGCATATCCTGTAGTTATTTGAGAAGTTGGTACTAATGTCCAGTTGACTCCATCATTAGAACCTGCAATGCCACTTGTTCCCACTGCGACATATATGGTTTTATAGTTGGCTTCTTGCCTGACATCAATAGTCGAAAAGAAGAACCAAAGGAAGAAAATGACATTTCCGCGGCGTGTATACTGTATAACACAATTTACATAGAAAGAGCCGCCTCGATCAGCTTCATCTGGTCGGCCGACAGGGCCGACGGGAAACCGACGTCGAATTCGATGATGAGGTTGCCCGTCGTCCCGGCGCGCGTCATGCCCATCCCCGGAACCGTTTTACTAAACATGGGAGGAACGACCGTGGGCGAGGACCGATTATTCAGTTGAATCATTTTGCCGTTCAGATGCTTGATCTCGTAATGGAACCCGCACAACGATTCTTTCAGCGTGATGGCGAGGCGGTGGGCCAAGTCCAGGCCTCGTCGGTGAAAGACGGGGTGGGGCTGGACCGCGACGATCACCTTGATGTCCCCCTTGATGTCGTTGTGAACGCAGTTGCCCATTTCCGGAGCAAGGACGACTTCGTTGTGGTCGGTGCCCGGGGGCACCGTAACATAGACGGTCGTGGTCTCGCTCACACGCTGTCCGTCGCGGACAACCCAACGTTCCACCGTGACGGGCAAGCTGCACCCCAAATACGCCTGTTCAAGGGTGATCTCCACGTTTTTCACGATGGGTGGGGGACGCTGCATCTGCTGCATGAAAAACTCGGGAACCGGTCCCCCCGTATGGAAGAAATGCACATTCGGCGGCATGCCACCCGGCATGCCACCTGGCGGACCGCCACCACCAAAAAACATGTTGAACATCTGACTGAACTCCGGCGGAACACCGGTGGGGAACCCGTCGCCCCCGCCCCCGCCCCCGCCCCCGCCCCCGCCAGGAAATCCCCCGGGAAATCCCGGCATCGGCGGCGGTCCCCCCTTTAGCTGAAGATCGTACGACGCCCGCGCCGAGGCATCACTCAGGGTCTCATACGCCGCGTTGATGTCCTTGTATTTGGCCAAGGCCTCCTCGCTCTTGTTGCGGTCGGGATGGTATTTCAACGACAGGGACCGGTACGCCCGCTTGATGTCCTGCTCCGACGCAGTCGGTGGCACCCCCAAGATATCGTAATAGGTCATGTGGACGTGTGGGCACAGGCACAGGTATATAGAATTTTATGGTTTCCAATGTTTATGTTGATGCCTTCCGTTCCTACCTCTGCTCCTCCGGGTTCGACCGACCGACCGAAGGTCGGTATAGGCAATGGCTGCGCGCGCGAGCGCGGCGAGCGGTACGACCTCTTTTTAGCCAAATACAAACCGCATTCGATCGACGACTTCTTCGCCTCGTACAAGTTCAAATCGGTGCTGCGCACGTTGTTGGACATAGACGACCTCAACATCCTTTTCATCGGCAACGCCTGTTCCGGCAAGACCATCCTCCTGCACACCATGGTCCACGAGTACTACCAATTGCTACCGGGACAGCCCATCCCCGAGCACAATGTCATGTATATTCACAATCTCAAAGAACAGGGCGTAGAATACTTCCGCAACGACCTCAAAACCTTTAGTCAATCGCACAGCACCGTCTACGGCAAAAAAAAGATGGTGATCATCGACGACATTGACACCATCCACGAACAGAATCAGCAGGTCATCCGTAACTACATGGACAAGTACCGACACAACGTCCACTTCGTGGCCGTCTGCAGCAACATCCAAAAAGTCATCGAAAGTTTCCAGTCCCGCGTCCACATCATCCGCATCGAACCCAGCAACCACGACCAGATGGAGGAATTGTACGAGAAAATCGTGCACGCCGAACAGTTTGTATTGGAACCCGCCGCGAAACGGGTGCTGCTGCAACACTGCCGGCACTCGATCCGGGCACTGATCAACCATATGGAGAAATTGTGGATCCTCCGCAAGGACGGCGGCAGCGACGACGTCATTACGGAAGACATGTGTCGCCGGATCTGCAGCGATATTTCGTTTCAACGCATCGAAACCTACCTTGCCCAGTTGCGGAACCACGCCGTCGCCGGGGCCATCCAAACCCTGTATCATTGCCACGACTACGGATTTAGCGTCATCGATATCCTCGAAAACCTGTTCCAATACGTGAAATCGACGCCCCACCTCACCGAGGAAGAAAAGTACCGGAGCGTGCCGTTGTTCTGCAAATACATCACGCTGTTCTATGGCGTACATGAGGACGTCATCGAACTGGCCCTGTTTACCCACGACTTTTTCCAAGCGTTGAGCAATCCGACCGATAGATTATAATACATACATATTATACATACAACCGACCGCGATGCCCATCACTGCGAGTCGACGTTTTCCGGGCACCCTCGAAGTCATCGACGGTCGGGCCTACATTGTCGGTGAACGCATCATTTCCAAGAATCCGCGGTCCAAACTGCTGCGCCGCCGACCGTCCCGACGCCGGCGCAGCTCTTCCGGACAACGCCAACAAACCCGCAAACGCAACCGCAAGGCGGCCTAAAACGTTCAAAAAATCACCCCGGACAGCATCGGTAAATATTCGTTGGAGGGGGCGCTGTACGGCGTTCCCTGGACGAGATGATACAAATACATCACGGCCCGGTACAATACGTACTCCAGCGGCAGCGCGAAAAAGGGCAACGCCGCAAACGCCACCAGGATGGCGATGTTGGCTATGGGCGACATGCTGGTGGTTTTGGTGACGATGCCCCGGACAACCACAACCACCAACCCCAACCAAATCAAGGTATAGAACACCAGCCCCCACCGGTTGGTAGATAAAAGTTCCTGATACGTTACCGTGAGGTAGCCGGTCAATTGGTTGTCCGTGACTAAACCGTCCTTGACCGTGCTGACCGACTGCTGAAGCAATGTATTTTGGTCTTTCAATGTTTGCAGCTGTTGCAATTCTTGTGGTGTTGGCGCATTAGAAGGCATTGTGAATGTTCTATGTTCTATACTATTCTATATTCTACGTCTTTGTAAAGTCTCTACACATAATCTTCCTCGACCAAGGGCGGATACGTCATCGGTGTTGATGCCAGCGACTTCGGTACCTCCGTCCCTCCCGCGGATCCGTCTTGTGCTTGTGCCGTGGTCTTGGATTTCGAAGAGACCTTTTGTCGCCGGGAGGGTGTTTTGGCTGATGACCCCGAGCTTGCCTTTGACGTGGGCACTGCCGCCGCAGGGACAGTCGTCGACGCAACCGCTTTAGCCGAATTCGGAGCATTATTAGAATTGGGAGATAGACCAAAGTACTGGGCACCGTCATCGTCATCGTCAGCGTCAGCGGAGTCATCCGCGGAGTCGTCTTCAGTGGAATCATCCACAATGAATCCGTCTTTCACATACCCTTGCTTGGTCATCTTCAGGCCCAGCTCCAACGACTCGGCACGGTCCCGACGCAATGCCTCCGCTTCTTCCGCGGCGTCGGCGGCGTCGTCGTCACCGCCCAATTTCCCTAAAGCTTCAAATCCCCCGTACAAACGATTATAGACGGTTTCCCACTGAGATTTAGAAAGATCGATCGCAGGCAAATCTTGCTGGTCAGCGGCAGTGGCGACCAAAAGACAATTCCCGAAGAACAGGGTGTTGTCCACGGGAGGCGGAAATTCGTACTTGTTCTCCTGGTTTGCCTTGCCCTTGGTCTTTCCGTACAAATGGATAGACACATTAGACGCATTAGCTGAGCAACCCGGCAATGACCACGTGCAGTGGCACTGAAACCCTTCCGGGGACTTGAACCCGGCGCGTTTATATAAATCCGCCACCACATACTGCTTCATCGCCAGTTCCTTCACGGTACCACGACTATCGACAATCAATACCGTCGGCATGATGATGGATGATGATTTTAATAATAATCTGACTGCTGTATTTCTACGTCATTATCTTTCTATACCGATTTCGATTGACGTGGTTCGTAGGATTGAGTCACCAGACGAGTCGGTCCGCCTTCGGCGGACAACCGGGGATTCGCTTCGCGAATCCTGGCAAAGCTCGTCTGGTGACTTTACAAACTGCCGTATGCAGTTTGTCGTGCCAGACGAACAAAGCTCGTCTGGTGACTGCCGTAGGCAGTTTGTAAAGTCTAATCATAGAGATATAGAACGTTAGATATTACAGAAATGGTGGCCACATCACGCCGTTCACGGCCGTCGCGCAGCCAAACGCAAAGCACACGATCGCGGTCGAAACGTCGGACTAATAAACGTATCCACGGGGGGGGCTGGTGGCCCTGGGGTTCGGTGCCGGCGCAGGACACATCACCACCTAAGCCAGGTTCTTGGGGATTGGGATGGTGGTTCGCCACACCGACCAAATCTGAAACAGCCAAACCTCCTGAAACAGCCAAATCTCCTGAAACTCCTGAAACAGCAGCAGCCAAACCTCCTGCACCTGCAGAAACGCAATCGGGGGGACGTGGACGTGGGCGTCAACAACGTCGCCAGACCAAGTAAAGTACGTTTGTAACCACCCCCGCCAAATGTTAGGAAATCACATACATAACATTTGGTACAACATTAGAACATTAGAACATTAGAACATTAGAACATTAGAACATTAGGCGTATGCTCCTCCTCTATGCTGTCGTATCGTTCGTACTGGTCTATGTTGCCCATACCGCGTACAATTACCTAAAAACCACGTACACCGTTTCCCCGAAGAAGGATTTAGGTGCCATGTACCAACAGAAATACCAGCGCTGGTTCGAAGACTGTTTGCGCTCTCGGACCAACGGCACTCAAGGGGTGGAAGGGGACGCGAACCTCGGTCTGGATACAACGGCCGATCTCGGGCCAGGTGAACACGAACGCGATGCCCTGCGTCAGATGGTGTTGATCGCGGAACAGACATAAAGCGTTCGTGTCATATATAGCTAAACGCGTCCACAATACAATAGCTACTGAATGGCTGCTTCTGCGACCGCAATTTCCGGGCACCGGCGCTTGCCCCACTTTGAACATTCCTATGAGACGATCTTGGCCTCTCATAGAAAGGTTTCGACCGCCTACGATATTTGCGTAGCGATTCCACGTTCCAAGAAATTCCTCTTGTGGTTGACGCACAGTGAGGGCGGGTGCGAGGACGTGGCACATCTGTACGAATACAAGACGCCGACGCCGCCTCCGAAACGCGACGATGCCGACTTTATTCACCGCGACACATTGCCCTTTCGGTCGACGTGTCCGACCACCCCGTACGGTACCTTGCTCTACGGCTCCATGTTTCGACCCCCGGCACACCTGACGTCGACCTCATCGTCGTCCAGTTATTTTGTGGTGGAGGACGTGTTGTTGTGGGGAGGCAACCCGACCCATACCTTGCCGTTTGGGATGAAACTCGGGGTCATCCGCGACGTCCTGGTGCATACCACTTTAGACAACACCCGAACTGATCTCCCTTCGGCAGGGAGAGGGAGAGTGGGCGGTTCAGGTTCAAGTTTGTGGTTGGTGATGCCCGTGATGTACGGCATGGACCGGGCCGGTGCCCCGCCACTGACGTCGATTCCCTATACGGTGCATCATGTGCAGTACCGCAGTCTGAAAACGTGCGAGCCGCACCTGAAAGTCTTTTTGGATCCGAAACCGGTCTCAACCCGACCCGCCGAACCGGTATCGAAATTGGAAACGGGAAGACCCAGATCAGCGGAGCAACCTGGGTCTGCCCCCCAAGTATCCTACGATGGCATGGTCCGGCGTGCCGTGTTTCGGGTGCGACCGAGCACGCAAACCGACGTCTACCACCTGCACACCGACGACGCCCGTGCGTCCTTGGTCGGCGCGGCCCACATTCCCGACTACAAAACCAGTGTATGGATGAATGCCCTGTTTCGTAACATCAAGGAGAACCGCAACCTGGACGCCATCGAAGAAAGCGACGACGAAGAGGAATTCGAAGACGTACGCCCCGACAAGTACGTCGACCTCAAACGGGAACGCCGCATCGAATGCGTTTACCACCGCCGGTTCCGTAAATGGGTACCAATGAAACCGGTGTAAATATCACAGAGTACTGTATAGAGATCCTAAAAGGCTGGAACTGTGTAATTAGCCGAAATAGTATGGCCAGTGGTACAGGCAATTCATTCGTGGGGGCGGGCGTCTCGAGTGACGCGGCCGGCAGCATCACGGCGGCAGCTTACCCCGGAGGCGTTCCGAGCGGCATGAATAACGACATTTCCCAGTACACGAGCAGCGAAATGACGTCGTCCTTTCCGGGATATCTTTTCAAGTCGCTCTATGGCGGCGGTAAGCGGCGGAAGTCGAGGGTGCAAAGGAGGAAGCGGAGGATTAGAAAAAGGTACGGCGGAGAAAGGCACAACGACGATGGGTCAGTATCCGTGAAAGAATTCTTTGATTTGTTTGAAAAGGGTGATTTTAGCGTGGGAGATAAATTTACCATTGTAGCAAAAGAACCCAATATGCAGGAGGTGAATACAACTAACTTAACTATAACAAATCTTAAAATGGAGGTGGTTGTGGTTCCGTGTACTTATACGAAAAATAAACAGAAACTGAAAGGTACCGTCTCTGGATCATTCAATCGTCGCCCTTTCATCTCTCATCCCCGCAGTGATGGTTGGTTTGATTACTTCTACTATCCTTACCCTGTTGATATCCCCCTGGAGTTTTATATCATAAATTTGGGTTTAGATTACTTCGATCGTAATTTAATATGCATGACATATGTTCATTCATCTCCTCGAGACAATGGTCATAGTGATAAACAGTGCATCGAAGCGTCCGATTTGAAAGTTTTTGGGGTAGGTAAAAATGTCAAAGATTTTGCGCTGGTGACCCACAACGCCACCCGGAAAGTCAACGCCAACAAAACAGTGAGCCGCGTCCTCGGCAACCGAGACTTGGCCCGAAGAATTGCGAAATATTTACCATCATCACAGGTGGTGCAAACCGGTCACCGCAAAACGGCAAAGAGAAGCCAAAGTAAAAGTCCGCCGAAGAAAGGGTCGCCCAGCATCGACGAAGTGACGGACGGCATGAAAGACCTTATGAAATCCAAATAGAACCGCTCATATGTTCACGTGTTCACATTTAGTTAGAAACCGCAAAATGTGAATGTATTACCCAGGACGAAGAAGAATCGGACGCGCAGATCACACAGGTGGACCAGTAATGATTCCTATACCATCAATCTTGTGATGGGTTCTATGTCCGTCCAATGTATAGGCTTCACTGTACGTCATGAAAGTCAAGACCTTTTTCGATCAACTCCGGGCCCGCACCATTTTTCCCGGCAGTGTCTTTAGCATCCGTAATGTTCCCGGTAAAAAGGTGTGGATGGAGGACATCGGGATGACTTCCAACACCGCCGACCTGTTGGACAAGGTAAAGATCAATGTCGTGGTCAACGACGCCTACGAGCTGGAGATCACACTCGAGGACCGTATAGAAGACATTCTACAGGAAGAAGGCGCATATTCGACTAAGCGTTTCGGCAACATCACCTACGACACGTGGCACGTCGCGACCGAAGAAGAACACGCGTCCGACCAGTGGATCTGTCAAACTCTCCAGTCTTCCCACCACATGATCCCCTATTACGTGGCCTACTACGACGCGACCCATTTGGAAATACACACTCTATGGAAACCCGACCAAAATGTGCGCGACTTTGCGGCGGTGACCCACCACGCGAGACGAGACGTCAATGCCGACAAACCGCAGCTGGGCGAGGTCTTGGGCAATCCCGATTTAGCCAAGCACATTGGGTCGTTTCTGCTCCACGGAGACACGGCGGTGCCGCTGACCGGTCACCGCAGAACCGTCCGTCCCGAACTGATGAAACTGTTGAAGGAACGCGCCCGGCACATTCGGGAAATCCGACGAATCGACGCGGAAATCCGGACCCTCGCCGGTCCTCTCCTGAAAAGACGAACGAACCAAACCCGAACGAAATCCAAGGGGGGACGTCGCGGTACCATCAAGATTTTGGTATAGGACACCTTCTATGACCGCCTTCTGCGCGAGTCGGGTCGGCGAAGGCGGCCAACCGGGGATTCGCTTCGCGAATCCTTGGCGCAGCGAGCGCGTACCCCCCCTTCTAATGTTCTATGATTTCTATACAAGCAATCTTGGGGAAGATTCCATAGAAACCATAGAACTCCAGAACACCCCCTCACAAGATTCTGTATAGGACGCCCTTTGTGAGCCGCCTTCTGCGCTCGCTGCGCTCGCTGCGCCAAGGATTCGCGAAGCGAATCCCCGGTTGGCCGCCTTCGGCGGCCTCAGCCGACCGAAGGTCGGCCCAGGTTGCTTCGCCGACCCGACTCGCGCGAGCGCGTACCCCCCCTTCTAATGTTCTATGATTTCTATACAAACAATCTTGGCCAGCAAGCTTCGCTTGCTGACCTTGCACCCCCCTTCGGGGGGTGCTTAGGGAAGTAATTCATAGAAACCATAGAACTCCAGAACACCCCCTCACAAGATTCTGTATGTGACGCACGCCTTCTAATGTTTTACGGACCACCTTCTCATGTTCTATGGTATCATCATATCACAGCCGGTAAAAGTTGCGACATATCACATAGAACAAGGCGAGACCCGCGATTTCAATGAGGACATGATACGGAAAGTGCGGATAAATATCCAACATAGCCGTACAGTGGTACATTTCGTTCAGAATGAGCGCAATCACCAAGAATATCAGCAGAGCAATGGTGACGATACCGTTCTGCAGGCTCACTGGTAACCACGTGTAGTAATACATCAACACGGACAAAAAGATCAGGGCCTGGGTCGCGATGTAAACCACCACCGGCAGATTTGCCAACGCGTACAAATCGCAGCCCACAAGCACCAGCAAGTAGGCTATAAACCCCCGACTTGGCAACCGACGGGTGTGACGGTAAAAGGCCCACCCAATCGCCAGATTGATGACGTACGTCAGCGCATGGATGCCGTTGGTTTGAAACGCTCCGGACAAATGGACCCAGTGCGACGCCAGATGAAACCCTTCAAACGCCAGAATCGTCCCCAACAAAATGAACGCATGCCAAGTACGGGTCTGCACCAGGAAAAAAAGAATCACGGCACAGCTGATGGCGTTGAACAAGACGGACCACGGTTGGGCAATGGTCGCGTCGGGGGCACGGTTCACCCGTTCGCAAGTGCTAAATGGAAACACATACTTTACAAACTGCCTACGGCAGTCACCACACGAGCTTTGCCAGGATTCGCGAAGCGAATCCCCGGTTGGTCGGCTTCGCCGACCCGACTCGTCTGGTGACTCATCGGTTGTCATCACTATACATGGTATTTGGATTATGGTGTAGGGGGTTAGGGTTCGATGCCGTCGTCGACGAACGGTATCATGCAGCTTCCGATGTCCGAGCCCTTCTTATCATCGTCACTGTCGGATTCTTTAGCCGTGCGGGGGTGGTTTCCCCGTCGACCGGGTTGGCGCGGATCGTGCACGGTGGTCCACACGGCGGGGTCGGCGAAATCGCGGGCATACAGGGCACTGTCGGCCGTCTGGATCATGTAGCCGCACTTTTTGTAGTAGGCGCGGCGTTTGCGCCACTGGTTTTGGAACACGTCGTGCCGGTCCACGATGTCGACGATGATTTTCTGGATATGTTTGGCCCGGAAGATGCGGCCGACGACCTGCACGATGTCGGTCTTCGGCGTCATCATCACCAGAATCTGCAGGGTCGGAATGTCCAAGGCCTCGCTGCTCATGGAGAACGTGCTGACGACCACCTGTTTCTTGCTCGACGCGTCGAGGTCCGCCTGTTTCATGCCGCCGACGTACATACCCGGCTCGGCGAACCCGCGGTGCGCGACGGCGGCGAAGACGTCGGTCAGCAAGCACCGGTTGTGGCCCAATACCAGGATTTGGGCGTCGGGGGTTTCGGCGACCAGGTCTTCCAACACGTTGACGATGAACTGGGTGCGCCGGTTGTAGGCGCACAATTTGGAGATCATGGTGCTAAACTGAGGGTTGCCGCGGAAATCCGTGACCACGTGGTTGAACTCGCTGTCCTGGGTCGTAAACGTCATCGCGCGCACCACGACCGTCATGTCCGCCGGCAGCGCGCGGTCACTCTGCGTCTGGGCATAGACCACCGGACCCATGAACATGTGGATCAGTTTGGTGAGCCCGTCTTTGCGCTCCAGAGTTGCCGTCACGCCCAGCATGTACGGCGGCTGGATGCGGAGGAGGGCGCGCGAAAACTGCGACGACGCCGACCGGTGCACTTCGTCGAAGACGAGCAGACCGAAATCGTCAAAGGCCTTGTCCGGGAAGTCGCGGTCGTACAACGTCTGCAGCATGCCGATGACGACGTCTTTCCCGGCCGAATCGAAGACGGGGCCCTGGATTTTTCCTATACGTGCACTGGGGAGGAACTCCTGCAGGCGCTCGATCCACTGGTTCATCAGGAATTCCTTGTGCACGACGATCAGGGTCTTGAGGGCCAGGGCCGAGATGATCTTGATGGATATGACCGTATTGTGGGTGACGGTGAAATCGCCCAGAAGAAACCGTCGGTTGCCGTCAATCTCGAACCCGTAGTAGTCGTCTTCGGGTAATTTCTCCAGACGGATGCCGTATTTCAGAGAATCCCAGTGGGGACGACGGTCGTACCCGTCCATCGTATGGCAACGCACCGGTATGTCGTCGAGACCCGTGCCGTAAATGATCATGATCATCTGGTCGGAATGTGGACGTTTTGACTGCACTGCCGCCGCCGCGATACCCAATGACCGGGCCAAATACATCGTGTCTTTGATCAGGTCGACACTTTCATAACTGATTTTGTAGCAGTAGTGCTGATGATGGTAGACCCCGGCGGAATCCAGGATACCCGCCAACAGTGCCAACCGGTTCTCGTGCGAATTGCATTTATACACATACGGTATGTGAGTAGGAACATGATTCGGAACCTGACGTTGTCTATGCAGCCAGTCTTTCATTTCCTGGTCTGAATCGTCATTGTACGCTGTTGGAGACAGCGTACCCCCTCCGCCGATCCAAATACCCATCCAGTACGGATCGACCTCCACCTCGATGGCGGGAAACGAAACCGGCACGCGGTACCCGTACAATGCCCCGACCGCCTGATCGCGACACATCTCCGCCCTTTTGAGATACTCCAATACCGGCATATCCACCACCTGATTTGGCTGCAACGGAGAACCGCACTTTAACGACAAGATGTGACTGACATTGACCGTGTATCCCTCCCCGTGAATGTCGTGGACCCGGTACATGGTCTCACGTCCGCGCGCCAACGTCAACACGTTGCGTGGAGTGGAGTCGTCGCCCATCAGTTGGTCTCCCACCACCACATCCTGCACCGCCTTGACCGTACCATCGTACATGAGAATGGCCGTATCTTTGGCCAGACATTTGCCCATACCACAACCCAGCGTGAGGATTCCCCCTTTCGAGACATCGTGCACTCGCGGTTGGTCTACGTCCACATGAACGTGGTTCAAATACGTCTCTACGACCTTTTCTTGGTAATCGCGCAGGGGTTTCTCAAATGGACAATGAATAGGGCTCGGACGCGGCTGCTCGGCTGTAGGTGGTGCGTCCGGATAGCCGCCGTAGCGTTCAATGCCGTAGAACCTGGGCAGGTAGATTTTGTTGGCATTTTCGCGGTAGACGGGGAAGGCGTCGTCGTCGTCGCCTCCGGCGCCGTAGGACGCCCCGGCGCCGTGTTTCACGGGCACCATCGTCAGTTCGTGGTAGAGGGTTTTGAGGTCATCTGGGTGCAGGACGCTTTTGGGGACGGTGTACCCTTTTTTGCTGATATAGGCGCGCGCACGGACATCCGCACGGTAGGCGTCCGAGAGGACAAAAACGTCGTCCGAAGGAGGGCGTACAATGCTTTGCTGTCGACGGTTGGACATGGTTTCGTTTCGTTTCCAATACAAATACGTTTATGTTGAGAGGGGAGGTTTAGAGGCAGGAGAGATGCTGACATCAATTTTTGATGCCCCTATTATATAACGCACGCACATCCACATCCGCACAACATAGAAAATCTATGGTCACACCCAGATCCATTATCATGCAGGTCATGCAACTGGGGAAATCTCCCCTGCAGATGCTGGTCCTGATTGCATTCTTGGCGTTTCTTATTTTTCCGGTCGGCGTGCCCGAATGGGCGGCCAGCCTCATTGACACGTCTTTAGGCATGTTGACGATGTTCCTGATCACGGTGGCCCTTTTTATCTATGCCCACCCCGTCTTGGCGGTGGTGTATGTGCTGGTTGCCTACGAACTCTTGCGCCGTAGTTCAAAGGTAGCGGGCCAAACGGCGTATATCCAATACACGCCAACGCAGCAGAAGCGTGACGAGTACATGATGGCCATGAACCCGCCGTTTGCGGTGCAGCCCGCGCCCGCGACGCTGGAGGAGGAAGTGGTGCAAAAGATGGCGCCGACCATTGTCGCGGAGCCGACGCCGACGCAGTACCTCGAGACGTCGTTCCGGCCCGTCGCCGACGACCTGCACCACGCGGCGGCTGTCCACTGAACCGACCGTGTCGCGCCGCGCAGTTTGTTGAGTTGATGATGTCTATGGCCATATAGACATCATTATTCGTAATTATCGTAATTATGAGATCAATCCAACGTAGATTGTCCGTATCAGGAACAACGAATTCGGTTCAGTTTAGTTTACTTGGAGACCACGACGACGGCCGGGTGGAAGAACCGCCACACCATACCGCTGGTATAGTAAAAGATGACGGCAAACACCACGGCGTGGACCAGCGCGACGGTGTACTTGCCTCCCTTCGGGGGCAGGGACAGCAGGATGCCGGGGGTCAAGAGGAAGAACAGGAGGGCGGAGAAAATGGCAACAGCGATGCTCTTCATGGTTATTATATCTTAGGCGGGGATTTTGATTTTGATCGTTGGGAGGTGGAGGGTGGGTGGGAGGGAGGGTGAGAGATTTTTGCCTAAAATGGTTGGCAAGGGGGGACACGTAAAAGGGGGGGATTTACAACGCACATCCGTTGCGCCCCATTTCTAATTCGTGCAGGTACAGTTCTATGACATCGTTGAGGTCCCACTTTTTGTCGAATTCGATGGACTCGGTGTGCATTTTCATGAAATAGAGGTTGCCGTGCAGGACCAGGCATTCTTCAAAGAACCGCAGGTAAGGCACCACAAACGACGACGACAATACGACCAGGGCGTGCGACCGCGGCGCGCGGAGGGCGCAGCCCATTTGGTTCGACTCGACCGCGATCGCCGCGGCGACCGCGGGGTCCACCGTCACCGCCGTGCGCGCATCGAACCCGCGGGGCATCCAGAGAGGAGGATGTGCTTGCGGTTCGTCCGCGGCCGCGGCCGCAGGAGAGCGCGGTTCGGGGTCGGGTACATCGCTAAAGGAAATGACGATGGGGGCGTCTTCCACGGGAGGCTTTTCCGGCCCGTGAACCAAATACCGCGCAATTTCGCGCGTCGTTTCTTCGGGAATCCCGGCGCACAGTTCCGACTCGGTCACCATCACGACGTGATCATAAGCGTCGAGTGCGTCCGCGCCGTGCTCGCTGAGCAAACGGTGCAAGAAGAGCCACCGAGAAAACATGCTAAACATCTGGGACTGGTCCAAAAAGGAGCCGGGCAACTTTAGGAATTCGCGCCACGGCACGCGTTTCTTGTACGTGTGCACGTGCGGCTCGCGGAAATAGAGGAGACCAAACAGGTTGTTGTTGTTCAAATGGACGCGCACCATGGTGCCGCGGTGCTGTTCTTTGTGGTACTCGGGATCGAAATAGAAGAATTCATCGACGTCGAGGTAATCCTCAAACGGAAAGGCGTCGGCCGAGGGGTAGTTGCCCATCACAAACGTGCTCACCTCGTTGGGCGTATTTTCCTTCTCCGGGTCCGGGTTGCGGTCCGGACTGATGCGCGCATTCACAATGTGCTCGAACCGGCGGAAAATGGCCCGTTTCTTATGGGTGTTGGTGTGGTTCGTGTTGTTGGCCTCGGTAGCCACCGAAGGGGGCTGCTGCGCTGTAGCCGCGTCGAGCGATTTACGCGAGGCGTAGTCGAGCAGGGCGGTGACATCGGACGCAGGTTCCTTGTAGTAGTAAGGGTAAGCCACCGTAGGCGTTGGAGAAGTCGAGGTCGGTGGACGAGACTGCGAAGCCAAACCCGGTTGGGTGGGCTGCGCCAAACCCGGTTGGGTGGGCTGCGCCAAACCCGGTTGGGTGGGCTGCGCCAAACCCGGTTGGGTGGGCTGCGCCAAACCCGGTTGGGTGGGCTGCGCC